GTGCTCAGAGGCCTCCAAAACCGCCGGATCGACGAACGGGCACTATTCCTCTCCTAGGATTGACCAAATGTCAAAGACATGTTATAATTTCGTCCAACGTTGCCATTCGTGTGAAGGACTTCTATGACTGCCGCGTCGGTGATGACCTACGACTCTCTTGTTGAAAACATCCAGTCCTATCTGGAGCGTAACGACACCTCGACTCTCGACAAGATCCCCCTTTTCATCATGCTCGCCGAGCAGGTGATCGCATCCAAGATCAAATTCCTCGGAAACCTAACCGTCAACACCAGCACAATGGTGGCCAACAATGCCGTGATCGCGAAACCCGCCCGGTGGCACAAGACGGTATCGATGAATATTACAGTAGCTGGTCAGCGCGAACCGGTGCTCCTGCGCAAGTACGAATACCTCCGTAACTATGCTCCGGATCCCACTGCTACTGGTATGCCCAAGTATTACGCGGACTACGACTACTCGAACTGGCTTGTGGCCCCAACGCCTAATGCGGCATATGCTTTCGAAGTACTGTACTACGAACGAGTACAGCCTTTAGATTCTAGTAACCAGACCAACTGGTTCACTATTTACGCACCACAGGCACTCCTGTACGGCTCGCTCCTGCAAGCGATGCCATTCCTGAAAAACGACGATCGCGTACCGATGTGGCAATCGCAGTATGAAGCTATTATGGCCACGCTTGCGGAAGAAGATAAACTTCGCCTCGCTGATCGTCAAGCCATTGCGGTGGATTCATGAGTTACGTCAGCCCTTTCACCGGCGACGTCATCCAACCAACGGATGTAAGCTATCGCGCCGTTACGCTAACAACAAATACCCAGCTCAACTGGCCATCGAATAGTACCACCAACACTGACTACGCCGCCCGGATCATGCAAGTGACGGCCAGTGGTGCGGGTTTAAGCATGTTCATGCCTCCGGCGAACCAAGCCTCGGTCGGCAATGATGCACTCATTCGCAACATAGGCGCGAATACCTTTACGGTCAAAGACTACGCCGGTACTAATACTATTGTATCGGTAGCGGCTGGTGAGTCGAAATATATATACATTACCTCGAATCCCGACGCTCAGGGCACTTGGGGCGTGATCGCATTCGGTACTGGTACATCGTCAGCTGACGCCGCGACGCTTGCTGGGTACGGGTTAGTCGCCAGTGGTGCGACGCTTAACCAAAGCCACCCGAGCGCGGCGATCACCACCGGTACGACTTTTGCCGCAACAGATCGCGCACAGACTAGGGTGTGGTCGAGTGGTTCCGGAACCGCAACGCTCCCGGCCGCCGCGACGCTCGGAAACAACTGGTTCACGCTATTCAAGAATAACGGCACAGGATCATTCACGATTTCCTGCTCGGGGGCCGAGCTGATTGACGGGAACAGCACGAAAACGTTTAACCCGACGGAATCCGCGTTTATTGTGTGTACGGGTACGGCCTACGTCACCGTCGGCTACGGCGTCAGTACTCAATTTGCCTTCACCGCGTTGACTAAGAATGTGACTGGTGGTGCTGTAACGCTTACGAACAATGAAGCGGCGAATAACATTCAGGAGTACGTGGGGTCTTTAACTAGCAACGTTACGGTCACATTCCCACCAATCGTAAACTTGTATGTCATCTCGAACCAAACGACCGATAATGGCTTTAGTCTGACTGTCACGACGGGTTTGGGGTTTAGTGCAACAGTGCCGCCCGGTCAGCAAGCCACATTGATATGCGACGGGGTTAACTTTCTCAACGCTAACACGACTCAAGCTGGTGCGACTACGGTAAGCTTATTGAACGGTACTGTCGGCACTCCATCGCTGAACTTCGCGGCAGAGACTGGTACTGGATTGTACCGCCCCGGTGCGGGAGAACTAGCTATCGCCGTTCTTGGCACGAAACGTGTCGGAGTGACCGCTACGGGTGTGTCTGTTACTGGGTCCGGTACGTTCACTACGGGCATCGCGGGAGGCACGTTCACATGACCAAAAAGGTCTTCGCCCTCGACACCAAACCCGGCGTTCAACGTGATGGTACGGTATTCGACAAGCAGTTTTACAACTCCGGCCGTTGGGTACGCTTCCAACGTGGACGCCCCCGCAAGATCGGTGGATTTCGCGAGATCGTGAACGACCTAGCTGGACCCTCCCGTGGTATCTACCTAAATCCACAGCAGAATTTCAACAACGTTTTTAACGGGTACGCTGGCGGATTGCAATTGCTTCCGATCAACAACGCGGGTACAGGGTCTGGTATTACCGACATGACTCTCACTGGGTTCACAGCAAATGTGAACAATTTGTGGCAATTCGACGCGTTTTTCGACGTCAGCGGATCTGGTAACAACCTCCTGCTGGCGCATCCGGGCCAAAATGGGACTTTGATCGACAATAATGTGAACACCCCGGTGTTGGGTGGCAATATTACTGGCACGAGCATGGCTCCAATTGGTGTGTTCACCCAAGTCGCGGCCACGATCACTTCGGGTTCCCCGAACATCACGTTAACCGCCGCGAACATCCTGATCGGGGCTGGTCAGTCAGTATCGGGCACTGGGATTCCGTCCGGCGCGACTGTGGTTTCAATCAGCACCACCGCGCTGGTGATTTCAGCTCCGGCGACTGCTAATGGTTCATCCATTACTCTTACATTCGACAACGTCATCTCGGTATCCGGTGGTGTGGTGACGCTACACCCATACGTCTTCGTTTACGGGAATGACGGACTTATTCGCAATTCCTCGGCTGGCAACGCTAACGATTGGGTCTCCGCTGATGCCAACGAGGTATCTGCGGCCACTGGTAAGATCGTGCAAGGTCTCCCAGTGCGCGGTGGATCGAATGCCCCGTCTGGCCTCTTTTGGAGCTTGGATTCACTTATTCGTGTGTCCTACATTGGTGGCGTGGGCACTCCACCACAATTCTGGCGTTACGACTTGATCTCTTCTCAATCCTCGATCTTGTCTTCGCAGTCCGTAATCGAGTACGACGGCGTGTATTATTGGTGTGGCGTTGATCGATTCCTACTCTACAACGGTGTTGTTAAAGAGATCCCCAACACGTTCAATCAGAACTATTTCTTCGACAACTTGAACTACGATGCTCGCGAGAAGGTGTGGGTGACTAAGGTCCCACGATTTGGTGAAATTTGGTGGTTCTACCCACGTGGCAATGCGACCGAATGTACTGACGCGATTATCTACAATGTGCGCGAAAACTGCTGGTACGATGCTGGCGAGTCCCCCGGTGCACAGCGTTCAGCGGGTTTCTTCTCGCAAGTCTTCCATTATCCGATTACAGCCGATTGGAACACCAATGCATCCGGTGGTATTCTTACCGCGATTATTACTAACGCGGGTTCGGGGTACACTAATGGCACATTCAACAACACGCCACTCACTGGTGGGGCTGGTACAGGAGCAACGGCCAACATCACGGTCGCTGGCGGCATCGTCACATCTGTGGTAATTAACGGCCACGGAGTGAACTACGCGGTTGGCAACACATTGTCAGCTTCGTTAGCAGGTGGCGCGGGATTCGTACTCACCGTATCAACACTGATGAGCTTCGTGTCGCTATTCCAAAACGAGATCGGAACCGACAAAGTGTCGGGTTCTACCGCCTTAGCTATCGAGTCTTTCTTCGAGACCAACGACCTCGGATGGGTTGCCGGTGGTCCATCCCAACCGGCTCCAGTGGGTGACAATAAGTGGTTGCGGTTAGAACGTGTCGAACCCGATTTCGTACAAAGCGGCGTCATGGAGCTGTATGTTACCGGACGATCATTCGCGCAATCCTCCGATGTCACTAGTACGGCCTACACGTTTGGCCCGAACACGAACAAAATCGATATGCGCGAGCAACGTCGCGAGTTGCGCTTAAAATTCGTGTCCAATGTGGCTGGTGGTGACTACCAACTCGGTAAAGTAATTCTCGATGCCGACGTCGGCGATGTGAGACCCTGATGGCTGAAATTCTCAATCCCGCCCAAGTCTATGATCCTCGCTACCACACTTTCGAGTCGTGGGCGAGTCTTATGTGCGAACTGTATGCACCCCAACAGCTCTCGATTCCTGACGCCAACACTGACTGGAAACAATGGGCGGCGGGCCTCAAAGCTATCGATGTATTTACGAATGAAGGCATTCCCGGACCCTATCAATTCGATGACTGGATGGAGTGGGCTGAGGAACTCGTCAACGCTGTGAACCCTGCGGTGAACTAATATGGCACTCAGAGATTTTAATATCAGATACGACTTCGAGGACAACGGCGATTTCAACTTTTTCGGCGATGCATACGATCTATTCCCCGGCCTGAATACGTCCCCATTGGCGCAAGTCGCCCCAGCGCCCGCCGAGACAGATTATTTCGCTAATCAATTTGCGGATGATTTTAAACAGACGCCAGTATCTCCCCTCGCCTCAGTCGCCGCAGAATCCGCACCATCCATTCCTCAATCATTCATCGACGCTGAACAACGCGCTTATGAAGATCAACAAATGGTTTTCAGGGATTCGCAAGCAAGGGCACAGGCACTCGCCGAACAGCAAGCCGAAGCACAACGTCAGGCGGAAATAGCCGCTGAAGCCGCGAGACGACAAGCAATCGAAGACGCATTTTACGAACAACAGGCAAGAGCACAAGCTCAACAGCAAGCGGAAGCGCAACGCCAAGCTGAACAACAGGCTGAAGCGCAACGCCAAGCTCAATTAGCTCAACAGGCTGAAGCACAACGCCAAGCTCTACTAGCTCAACAGCAAGCGGAAGCCGCAAGACAAGCGGAACTTGCAGAGCAAGCTAGACAAGCGCAGTTGGCTGAGCAACGAGCTTATGAAGATCAACAAAGAACTTACTTAGAAAATCAAGCTCGCCAAGAAGCCGCACGGGTCGCCGCAGAACAAGAGGCGGCTAGACAAGGTGCACTTCGGCAAGCAGAAGCTCAACGGCTCGCCGCTGAACAAGAAGCCGCACGGGTCGCCGCAGAACAAGAAGTAGCTAGACAGGGCGCACTCCAACAAGCCGAAGCCGCACGGCAAGCTGAATTAGCTCAACAGGCTGAAGCGGCGAGGTCGGCCGCCGTCGCTGATGCACCCGCCTCCCGATCACTTTCAGAGTCTGCTGGTGCGTTGGAGCGAGCCACATCTGAGCTTGGGGATAGTCGAGATGATCCGGTGTCTCGTGTTGATTCTATCGATAGGAGAAATGCAGAATCTGAAGCAAGATTCGAAGCTAATCTGACATCTGAAGACAGAAAAAACATCGAAACGGCTAATAAATTAGCTACCCAGATTCTTGACCAAAAATTGACCGACAAGTGGACCGGTCAGGGATATGGCAATGCCGAAGCTAACGCTCGCGACATGGGCAAGATTCTGGCTAGCATTGGTATCACGGACATTAAAGACTTCGGAAAAATCACCAAGACTGTTGATGCCGAAGTGACTCCACAATATGAGCGTACAATTTCCGGATACGATAACGAGGGAAACCCGATCGTCGATTCAAAAATCGTCGGGTACACGGACCAGTCGGGTAACACAGTCGACGCTAGTCTAGTCAAAACCGAATTTGTGAGTGATGGCGAAACCGGGCGAACAGCTTATATGGCTCCCGTAGGCAAGCAAGAAGTGTTCGGTAATAAGCTCACAGGTCAAGAAGTCCCAAATACTTACAGCGAACGCCAGACTGGTAACTTCTTCGGTGGTACATTCGCCGGTAAAGGTAACACTGGTTACGGTGTTCAGTTCGATGCCAAAGGAAATCCTTACTTTTACACTGTCGGTGCGTCTTCTAATGATCTAGCGAATTTGATGCAAGATCTTGGTCCACTGGGTCAGATTGCGATTGCCGTCGCCACTGGTGGATTATCAATCCCACAGCAGATAGCCGCGAACTTAGCAATCAATGTGCTTAGTGGAAAAGATATCGGTGATGCGATTAAGGGTGCGGCGATCAGCTATGCGGGAGCGCAGATACCCGGCCTTGAAGCGATTAAAGAGGGTACTAGCTTTCTAAACGGCATCGATTCGACTGGTGTGCTCGCTAATGCGTTTCAAAACGCCGCAGTATCAGGCGGCACAGCGTTGTTGAGCGGCAGAGACATCGGCGACGCCATGATGAAGGGTGCTATATCCGGCGGCACTTCGGGTGCGGTAAATGCGCTCATGGGTAACATCGACGGATTTAAAGACCTGACTCCAGCGCAGAAAAATATGGCAATTAATGCCGTCACCGGAGTGATCTCGGGTCAGCCGTTAGACCAGATCGTCATAAATACTGCGATTGCCGCCGCGAATAATGCGATAGCTCAAGCTAAAAACGAAAACACCGTCATCGACCCGTATTTCACACCTTCTACCGATACGACTTCTACTGGTGCGGGGGTGTTCGTACAGGCGAAGCAAGCCGGTGCTACCGACGCGGAAGCTTTGAGTGCCGCAAATGCTGTCACTGGAGCTAGTACGAACGTCAGTGCTCCGGCGACCACGCCAGACGTGGATACCACTGCCACCAATACTCAGGTCACCAATAACACGGTGACAGGCGGCACTGGTAGCGATAACGCGACTACTAGCACAATTGGTGGCTTTGATCAAGGTGAATTCGAGGGCGTTGATCGAGCGATTGAACAGCAGTCTCGTAATACTGAAGTCGAAAGGTTAGTAACCGCCTATGAAAAAACGACTGGAAAATCCTTCGCTAAACTCACCGACAAAGAGGTAGCGGCGTTGGCGTATACGGCCAACTCAATGACCGTCGATGAACTCAAGAACGCGTCGATTCAAGACATTTTAAATAAAGTACCCGCTATTGTCGGAAAGGATGATCAAGGCCGATGGGTCGATGACAAGGGCTTCGCCTATGATGAACGTGGATTTAGATACGCGCCGGGTAACACGGTCCCGATGTTCGATGTTGTCGGTGTAGGAAATACTGGTACGCCTACAGCGGCTCAAAATCTAGATACGGCTGGTAACAATTTAGTTAATTGGGCGAACACACTCGAAGGCACTTCTGGTGATGTGGTTCGTCAAACTCTGTCGACGCTGATTGGTGCGGGTGGCGAACAAATTGCTGACCTTGGCACTGCACTGGCCAATATGGGAGTGGCCGAACGTTATAACTTGCTTGTGCAACTGGGTCAGGCACTCGAAGGTACTGGGCAAAAGCTCGAGATACCCGGTGTCACTCAAGCCACTGAGAATTTCTGGAACGATATCCAAGGGGCGGATACGTACGCTGGAAAGGCGGCCGCCGCGATCAGGTCCGTTCTCAACAACCCATTGGTGCTCACTCAAGTCGCTAAAGAAGGCCTCCAAGAGGTGCTTCCGATCGTTACCGGTGGTGCGGTATTTAAAATACTAGGTAAAGGCGCAGGTATCGCTACTGACGTTCTAATGAACGCTTCGGAATCCATGGGTTCGCAATCTCGCCAAAAGTTTAATGAAGAGATCGCCAAGGGCACACCAGTCGATGAGGCTGAGAGGCTGGCCAACGCTGACGGATGGAAGGCGTTTGCTATTACGACTGTTACAGCGGGACTTGCCGATGCGTCGCTTGTCAAAGGTTACGAAAAAGCGATGGAGAAGTTATTTGGCAAGACTACCACGTCGGTCGGCAAAGAGTGGGCGGAAGAAGGTTTCGAAGAACTGGCGGTTGCACTTGCTACCGGTGATGACCTTGCGACCGCTATGTCAAAATCTATTGCGGGTAGCACCATAGGCTCTAAAACCTCTGGTACATTCACTGCTGGTTCTAGCGTCTCCGCAGATATTCAACAAGCATTCGCGTCCGAAGGCCTCACATCCTCCGATGGATCATTCCGTCCCGAAACTATTACTAAAATCACCGATGCGAGCACGGCGGGTGCTACTAACACCACTCCCGATGTGGTGACTGGCGGCGCAGATACCGTTGCGGGCACAGATTTCTCGACGATCTTCTTGAATACTGGAGATTTAACGCAAGCCATTGATACATCAATTGGCTCCGCGATTAACAGTGGTGTCGATCCAAGCGTCGCGATCACATCAGTCATCAACGCCGCGAACAGTGTTGGGGCTGACCCGAACACGGTGGCTGTTGCCGCCGTCAATGCCGCCACAACTGCCACTACTGCACCGTCAACGGCCACTACTGCGCCAGCTACGGCCACTACTGCGCCAGCTACAGTGACTACTGCACCGTCAACGGCCACTACTGCGCCAGCTACGGTGACTACTGCACCGTCAACGGCCACTACTGCGCCAGCTACTGCGACACCGACAACGGCCGGTATTGATACGACTGTGTCGAACACCGTTGCTACTGCCATCAGCTCCGGGACAAATCCGGCCACTGCTGTCAATTCCGCTGTTACTACTGCAGTAAGTGCTGGTACTAATCCGGTCGTGGCTATTGGCTCCGCTGTGACCGCGGCAGTAAACGCTGGGACAGATCCAACAACTGCTGTGACTGCGGCGGTGACTGCGGCTACAAATTCGGGCGTTGACATGACTGTTGCGACTAATGCCGCGAACAACGCCGCGAACAATGCCGCGACTGCGGCCGCCGGGATCACTACCAACACTACGGTGGATTCCGGCGCAAATACGACGACGACTACTACGACCAACGCGAATAATAATACAACGACTATAGTCAGCACGAACACGAACACGGGCGCAACGACCACTACTAACACTAACAACAACACCGGGATAGACACCAGCATCACCCAAAACCCTGATACCAACACTACGAACAAAACGGTAACCAACACTAACACCGATTTGACAGTTAGTGTGAACATTGACGACTCCACCGGCGCAGTCGTAAGTATTAATGGCCCCGGTACTGTGATCGACAAAGACACTGTGGTGGTCGATGGTACTCCGATTGACGTGAATACCGGTGAAATTCTGTCACCGGAAGAAGTCGAGAAGCGCAAAAAGGCGGCAGTCAATAAGACCCCTGTCAGCCCAAGTAGACCCCCCAGCGGAACAGGCAATATAACCATTACTGAACCCACCTACGCCGCCAAAAAGAGTGACATTGCCGAGACTTGGCTCGGAGGTCGATTCCGTAACATCGCGCCCCTCGCTGGACTCGGCGCATTACTTCCACAAGACTCACCTATGTTTCAAGAAGCACAAGCAATCTCGGCACTACGCCGCGCCTCTGGGATCGATAACGAGGCCAAGACCCCCGAGGCCGACTATTACGCCTATGGCACTGAACCCTCCTACGCCAAGGTCCTTGAACCGTTCATGAATGGGGGGACTGTACAGAAATATGCCGAAGGTGGTAAAATAATGGCTTCTCCACTAATGGCGGCGTCGGGCGGCGATGTACCACACAAAGGCTCACACTACGTACAGGGCGCGGGCGGCGGTCAGGACGATCTCATCCCCGCCCAGCTCGCCGACGGCGAGTACGTGTTCGACGCGGATATCGTGGCGGCACTGGGTGACGGCTCGAACAAAGAGGGTGCCAAAAAGCTGGACGCGATGCGGGAAGCGATCCGCAAGCACAAGCGCGGCGGTTCCATCAAATCAATTCCTCCAGCGGCTAAATCGCCCTTGGCATATCTGAAAGGCGTATTATGAGTATATTTCAAGGCGATCCCCTACCGAATATTGACACGACCAAGGTAGTCGATACCACTGGTCCGGATTGGTACACGACATATCTTGAAGGACTTGCGAAGCCCGGCACGGAATTGCTTGGCAAGACCGGCACGGATTTGGTCGCCCCCATGTCCGGATTGCAAACGGATGTGCTCGATGTCGCTAAATCTGGCGGCATTGGCGGATACGAGGGCATGCTGGGTGAAGCTAAAGATACGTCGAGACTCGCCGCCGCTGGCGTTACCCCCGAGATGATTCAGGGCTTCATGAATCCTTACACGTCGAGTGTGGTGGACGAAATGGAGAGACTCCAACAGCAAAGTATGCAACGCTCGCTGATTCCGTCTTTGAAAGGCGCGTTCGCTGGCACTGGTGGTATGGGCAGTCAGCGTATGTTCGGCGCGATGGGTCAAATGGGGGCTGACGCTCAGGCGAATCTGCTTGGGGCGCAGACCAAAGCTCTATCGTCGGGCTACGACAGTGCGTTGAAGGCCGCAATGGACCAATCGGGACTGTACCGTAGTGCCGCCGAAACCCAACGAGGACTTGCCGGATCGGAACTCGATCTGAAGCTCAAAGAATTAGAGCGCATGTACAATTTGGGTGGCGAAGAGCAGAAGCTGGAGCAAACCGGAATCATGGCACCACTAGCCGCCGCGACTGGGGCGGCCAACGTGTTCTCGAATGTTAAAGTACCAAGTACTGTATCCGAGAAAGCTAGTGCCCCGATCCCCGGAGCATATTCCACATCGCCACTCGCAACAATCGCAGGCCTTGGTTCACTGTTCGCATCAGGTTCCGGTGGTACAAGTGCCGCGACGGGATTTGGCAATGCGTTTGGTGCGCTGGGTACATCACTTGGTAAACTATTTAGTAGCCCGAGCTTCGACTCATACTTCACGGGTGGTAACAGTGGCTTCACTGGACAAACCGACGAATTCGGCGGCATGGAAGAACCTCGAGCACCCGGCGGATAAGGACTATCATGGCAGAACCTACTGAAGACACAAGCGGCTACAGCCCACTGCTCGCGCAGATGATGAAGATCGACCCCGAGAAGATCGGGAGCGTATCGCTTTCGGCTCTTGGACGACAGGCGATGGGTTCCGAATCGGAGTCCTACAAAGCCGCGAAAGCGGAAGTGGACGCCGCACGCGAGACTATGAAGCAAGCGTTGCAAGACCGCAAGGGCCGAATCGACCCCACTTTCCTCGCATTGGCCCAAGGCTTCCTCGCCCCTACTCGTACTGGCTCTTTTGGTGAGTCTCTTGGTACAGCCGCTGGTGCTTTCGGGAAAGCGCAAGAAGCGGAAGCGGATCGGAATGCACAACTGGCCAAGATGCGCTACGAACTGTCACTTAAAGCCGTCGAAGAGGAAAAAGAGGCGGCAAAGCTCGGCCTCAATGTAGTGTCGAAGCTTACCCCGCAGATGACCGCGTACCAGAAGCAAGTGCAATCCGAGGGTATTGATCCACGCTCACCGGCTGGGATACTCCGTGTAAAAGAACTGCTTGCGATCGACAAAGCAACGCCTGAGATGAAGGCATTCGCTGGACAATCCGGAATCTCACTCACGGACCCAAGCTTCGCGATGAAATTCAAGATGTTCGAGGACACGAAGGGTCTACGCGACATCGCTACTCGTCTGAATCTGAATCTGAACGATCCCGCACAACTCGTCACTGCACAACAAGAAGCCCAACGCGAGAAATTCCGCGCCGAAAACAAGCTTGTGGCCGACGCGTTGCAGACATTTGGTGGCGATCCGCTCAATCCAAAGGACCTTGCCCGCGCACAGAAGATCGTCGATACGAATGTGGCTTTGGATCAGCAGAGCAAACGTACCTCAATCGCGGCACAAATCGCACAGACCACCCGGACTAAGCAAGAGATCGACGACCACATACGCAATGGCGATATCAACGCGATCGTTACCAAAGCTATGGACGTTGGTGTGCCGATTGACCCGAAGACCTCCTATCGGG